TTTTAGAATTGAAATAAATTATAATATGAATTATAATTTATTTTTATTGATTTAATTATATTTTTCTTGCTCGGTTATAGTAACAGTTCATTTTCTTTCATTTCTTTTGTGAGCATAATGATAAGGAACGCCCGCGGGCGCGCGAGTATACTCAATTCTTATACAAACCGTGATCTTTAATAAATTTTGATGCTTGACCTAATGTTATTTTATATTGATTCATTACTTGTTTTACAAGTTGTCCTCGTTCTAATGTTTTTTTAGATACTCTTGGTTTTAATTTAACTTGTTGTGCTGCTTGAATTGCCCGTCGTCGTTTTCCGCGATATGCTTTATCTATCATTGTATAATAATCTTCTGGTTCAAATACATATTCTTCATAACGTGTGCGAGGTTTTCTTTGTGTCTGTGTAATTGGTTTTACATTTTGTAATAATTTTTGTACTGCAATTTTTGCTCTATCCATTATTATTAATAATATAATCTTTTTAAGTATACTTGTACTCTCCTATGTAAACACACGGATATTAAGAGTTTTTAAGTAAATGCTTAACACATTTTGTGAGCACGTTTTCCGCCACTAGATGCACGAACAGCGTGAATCCCGCCCGAACTTATAGCCGATCCCGGACCACCTCCCGAACTTACAGCGGCTCCGGGGCCATATCCTCCGTGCCTTTTCTTATACAATTTATGTAGAGCAGTAAGAGCCATATTTCCAACTTTGCCGCCAACTAATCTCTGATACTCTACGGTAGAAACTGGATCTACCGATTTTTCTTCATTGGTTTTCAATACAATTTCCTTTGTAAGCATACCAGTATATAGATTACTTACACCTTGACTCGTAACCATAATTCCAGAATTGACACAAATAAGCACAATTTCTGGAGTAATATCATACGCTTGAGTATTGTAGACAGTTAAATTAAATTGGAAATTGTAATTGCCTTGTGATCCAGCTGACAAATAGTTAGGAAGTCCAAAATTAATTGCTGGATTTATCACAAGCATTGCTCCAGTGGTAGGGATCAATTCTCCAATTCCTTCTCCAGTAGCAACATTTGCATATCCATAAAACTCGTTAAAGTTTTGAGATGATCCATTCTGCATACTCATTTTCCACAGATCAACTTGAGTAGCAGAGCTCAAAAGCCCGCTGGCGTTGTTAAAATTGCAGACAATATTTGAAATGGGTAAGAAAGAACTAGTATTAAATGATGTTTGCTGACTCATTGGAACACGAGCAATTATGATCATCTTATCTGGCACTTGATTTAGCTGAATACTGCTACTTGAAATTGTCACGGGGTTTGGTAGTCCAGCAGTTGGGTCCCACGCTGGGATTAGAGTTGTACTATTTGAGATAAAACGAGGATAGTCCATATATGGAACCACGTTTTTGGTAGATACAACATCTGTTGGCTGTAAAGAAAGATACGTGAATAAGAGTCGACAAGTCTGGAAACAATCTGTATTTAATGAAATTCTAGTAGTGTATTGGTTTGCCGTTGACATAAGTCTTTTACACGCTGCATCAATATTGAATACAAAGTTCATTGAATTAACTCCTAGAATACCTTGAGCAGAAAACTCTGGATCGCACCAAGTAAATGGGGACAATCCAAACAATGGTTCCGTGACAAGTGTATTTACAACAATCGACCACGTATCAGCATTATCAGTAGAAACAAGAGATTCATCTTCACCTCCTCCGTTAGCAATAGTATGAGTAACTGCAAAAGTAGCTGGATATGCTCCTCTTGGATCGAAGTCCAAATCGAGAGAGTTATTTGCAAAACCTCCTAGAGGATTGTTTGTTGCACCAACGGCATTCGCAAAGTTTCCCCATTGAGAATCTGGTAGAGAAGGAGAAGTAGAGTTATATCTATAAAGTTCTCTGGCAGAGTTCATTCTTGTAAGCTGCGCAAAAATATCTTGGGTATTTGCTGAAACATTTGTGTTATTGATAGTACAAGATGAAGTTGTAAACAAAGAATTTAAAGGAAATACTTGCATAGCATCTGTAACACCATAAGAAAAGGCGTTTTCACCGGGGTCAACATTTGTTAAACTAATAGTAAAACTAAGACTTGCTTGTATCATAACATTTCTATCAATGACAATATTTTCAGATGGAACTTGCACTTGAAAAACAAGGGAAGAAGTTGATGCAGATGTTGCTGCGATTTGCTGTTGAGTACATTGAGCACCTCCGCTAACAACCCCATATACTTCTTGAGATGTAATATCAGCAATTCTTGCATCTTTTATAAGTACTGTCTTAAACGAATCCATATACTTATTCAAAAGAAAAAAAATATTTTAAAATGAACTAAATTCCTATATTTTATTATTTATGGAATCTTTCTTTGTAAACAATATTTTCATTGTAACCACTCCACCCGAAGTGAGTTGAAATGGTATTAATTCGCCAAAATTATTCTTCCAAAAGATGCTAATATCCAAATTGTTCAAAGGTTGGTTACCAGTTAGTTCGATCAGACGATATTGAGCCGTCGGATTATAAACAATTTCTGGTTTGTAAAACCCATTGTCGCTCACAAAATCAGTCACAACCAACTGATAGTTTGAATTATTACCATACGATCCAAGAACATTCCCATTCAAAAATACAGTAGGAGCTGATAAAAGATTGGGCGCAATAGGAAGAGTACAAGATGTAAACACGATACCAGATACTGGTGACCACGCAGAGGTTGTAGACCATTCTTGAATCACTTCTATAACATTATAGGTTACTCCAGTAATTACATCGAGATAAGAATAGGAATTAAATCCAGCATAATTTTCTACTATTATCCTATAATTTCTCCCTCCTACACTATATCCAAGAGCTAAAGCATTTAATGATCCATATAAATTAAACATTGGAGCGTTCATATAAAAATAAATAGGTGTAGCATTTGTTGTCAAAAAAGATTCCTCAAACATAATCCGAAATATAGCCGAACTGCCATCATAAGCAAATACTGGAGCAACCGCAGATGCTGGTATAAGATTTAATGGAAAAAGAGCATTATAATCACTCACAAAAGTAGTAAAAGCGGCTAATATTGTTTGATTCACAAGTGAAGTAAAATATTCGAAAGTATAGCAATAATAATATCCATTTGAATTGTTTTGCGTTGTAATCCCACTAACTGTAATAAATGGTAATACTGGTAATGATATATCTTGTGGCGACCAAGGAATATATATCTGATCTCCAAAATATCCATTATATGAAAATTGAAAAGTATAAATTGTTTGATTAGGATCACTTGTTGGATTTATTGTTGGATTTGTTTGTATGGTAGGAATAAATGTAGGCAGTGTTGCTGTATCTAAAGTAAACCGAATAATTGACATATAGTAATCTTGAGGACACATCAAAAATGGAATATTTCTAGACTCATTAAAAACTACATTGGGAGGTGTTACACTCGTACTCTCTACATTTGATATTTGAATGTCGTAGTATATTTTATCCGAACTAGCATTATTCTTATATTGATTTAATTGACTCATAATATTAATAAATATTTTTTTTTCTTTTCTTTAATGTATGACTGTCCAATTAAATCCAGAAGTTCGTGCTTTGTATGAAGAAATCGTTAAACGTAATGTTATAGATAATCCTAGAGATCAGTTTCAGTATATGCCAGAAAGATATGGTGGTTCTCGCGTTCGTAATATGGCTTTATCTGGCAATGATGGTCATTTTCCTTCAAATGAACAAGTTATGGATTCAAATATGGGAGGTTTTTACGGTCGTGCCAGTCATCCGATTGCTGTTGGAAGCGGTAGATATGCTAGACAGTGCGGTGGTGTTGGTATACTTAAACAATCAAGAGTTGAACCTTTTATTAATGAACTCGATATGGACTATATGCCAGTATCTGCTTCGCACGGATCTGGTCGTGCTCCCAGATTGACTAATGCTGTAAAACAAAGAATCCTAGAGATGCATCCAGAATTAATGCAACATCACTTAAGTGGGGGGGCTATCGACTGGGGAAAAATATGGAAAGGTATTAAAAATGTAGGTTCTTTTGTTTCAAAAGCAGCCCCGATTGTGAGTTCACTTGCCCCAGAGGAATATCGTGATACAATTGATAGAACTGGAGATATTAGTGGAAAAATTTCTGGGCTCGGAAGAACTCCTAGAGCTCCTAGAATTACAAATGCGATTAAAACCAGAATAATGGCTCAACATCCAGAAATACGAGATCACGTTATGCGAGGCGGAGCTGTGAATTGGGGAAAGCTATGGAATCAAATTAAAAGTGTAGGCTCGTTTGTTTCAAAAGCAGCCCCGATTGTAAGTTCACTTGCCCCAGAGGAATATCGTGATACAATTAATAAAACGGGTGACATATCTGGTAAGATTTCTGGTCTTGGTCGTGGTGGTTCAATGAATCTAATGGCTGATTTATTAGGCCATTATGCTACTAGAAAACGAGGTGGTAATGCCAAGCAATTCTTTAAAGATTTTGGCACTGGTTTCAAGCAAGGATTTAAACAAACTGCTAAATATGCAGCTCCAGCACTTAGTATTGCTTCTATCTTCCAGCCAGAACTTTTACCGTTAGCAGCCGCAACTGGAATAGCATCAAAAGCAATGGGTAATGGTCGTAGAATGACTCTACCTCGATCTGGTCACAAGAGAGAAGTTGCTAGAGGAGATATTGTATCTGCTATTATGAGGCAACGTGGTGTTGGTCTTGGCGAAGCTTCGCGTATTGTGAAACAAGAGGGGTTATATTAATTAATCATTATACGAATATGTAATGATTTATCTACAAAAGGCACACATACCGCAATTACAAACTCTTCTTAATCTTTTATTTTTTACAAGATGACTTTTATCTACTTTATGTGCTTTTGAACTTGGATCTAGACTTGCATATAAACGAGCCATACTCCATTGTTCTGGACTTTTTACATTTGGTTTTACACTTTCTCTGTTGCTATAAAATGCGCCTTTTCCTTTATCGATAATCATTTGTAAATGTTTTTTATCATAACCAGTTATTTTAGCAATATCTGTTAATGAGTGAGATTTATCTTTTGGAAATTTATATTTTTTATTAAACTTTTGTTTGTATGTTCTTCCAAGACCTTTTCTTTGTCCAGTTTCTCTTTGTTTTAATTTATTAATTAAATTTCTATCTATTGTAACATCTTCTTCTTCCAAATATTTATTATTAGCAAGTAAATTTTTAAAATCCGAAATATATTCTTCCTCATCTTCTTCTTCTTCGGGATAATCTTGACTATAAATTATATTGGATATTATATTATTCATATCTTGTTGATGCAGAGGTATTGTTTCATCAACATTTATATGATTATCTCTTTCATCCTCTAATGCTTCTTGATGTCTTTTTAATAATTCATTTAATCTATATGGAGTTCTATCTAATGTGCTTTTTATGACTTGTTTTTTTTTCCTATCTATCAAATTTTTTTTCCATATTACTCCTCCTCTTCCATTACCAAGTATTGTATCTTCGGGTAATCTTTCTAATACACTTGGCATATGTTCAGTCACGGGATTATATGTTTCTGCTTTTATTTCAACATTTGCTTTTTTCCCCCAATTGAAAGGATTAAGATATTTTAGTGCAGATACTGAATCACCTTTGGATCTAACAACAGTTGCATTCGATGTTTTTGGCGAATACAATGGATGACTTGCTGGATTTAATACAATCACATTTTTTGCATTCTTACCAATTTCTTGCGCGTATGCGCCGCTCTGACTATGACCAAGTACATCTAATTGGTCTGTTCCATATTTTTGTTCCACTTGTTTTTGAATTTCATTGGAACGTTTATATCTGTCGCTTGTATTATGCATTCCAAATGCATAGAGGGCATTGTTTCCCCAATCTTTGAGTGTTCCTTCCGTTCCTCGATAAGCAACTTTGGTTTCTCCAGTTTTTGAATTATGATACACAACATTCTCGGGAGTCGACAAAGATTCATCAATATAATAATCGCCTATATGTTTATCTCTTTTATCTGGAGATTTATACGTTTCTTTAAGCATTAGTTCAAAATCTTTAGCAGATATTTTGCCGCCTACTTGTTTATGGTAAGCGCGTAAATCTTTCATCATTTTTTTTGATAAACGGCCTCTACCTCTATCTGGTATATCATAATAACCTACAAAATTCAAGTATTCTCGTTTTTCTTCATCTGTCATTGGGTTCCAACTCCACGCCTTTTTTGTTAATTCGTTTTTTCTATCTTCTCTTTTTGTTTGAGTATTTGTTGCCATATCTTCCACATTAAAATTTTTACCATATTCTCTTGATTTTAAATTATATAAAATCCCTTGTTGTCTTTTCAATTCAGTTAATTTTTTTGCTTTTCTTTGTTGTTCTGCATCTCTTTGTTGTATTATTCGTTGTTGTTCTGCATCTCTTTGTTGTATTAATCGTTGTGTTGCTGGTAAATCAATTTCTACACTATCGTAACTTTCTTGTTGTTGTCTTAATCTTCTTTCTTCTACTGTTTCTGGTTTTGTCATTCCTTTATTCTGATTTCCACTTCCTCGTTGAATTAAATTTCTATAATAATTTGCTCTTTGTTTTGATATTTTATTAAACTCTGTGGGGTGTGCTAATATATAATGAGCAAATTCTTCCAATGACTTCAAATGACGTAAATGTGGTTTTCTTGCTTTAAATTGTGCTGTAAATTTTCCTTCGTGTCCTTTTTGTTCGAGTAAAGCATATGGATTTCTTTTTCCACCATCATTTCCAGATTCTTCTCCTCCAGATTCTATATCACCTATATCTGGTTGATTTATATCTTGAACAGAACCTTCATCATTAGATTGAGCACTATTATTTTCTATTTCTGTTTCGTAATCAGTGCGAGGAATATTTTCAAGTGCGGAATTTTTTTCTTCATCTGGTTCCATTATATAATCAAAAAAATGATCATAAAGGTGTGGCATATGATGCTGAAATTTATGTGTAACATTAAATAGTTTATCACTATTAGCACGTGTTGGTTGATTTCTCCATCGTCGTAAATAAAAACTAAATTCTTTATGAGCTTTTCCTTGATATTTATTAGGTAAGTGTTCAATAAGACGATTAACCAATGTAGTAAAAGCAGATTCGTTTTGAACTGCTTTATTAAAGTCAGTATGAAATCTCCATAATTGATCTAATGCATTAGGATTCATAGGCATACTTATACATTATATTTTTTTTTTAAAAATTTATTCAACGTGTCATAGTTCTCATAAAAGTCGTGCGATTTACCCCAAAGTAACATTGCACTAAACAAAGCTGGACTTGGAATAAGATTTGCTATATATTCTCGTTCGCGTGTACTCCCCCAATGTCTTTTCCAATAATTTTCGCGAGTTTTATCATCAGCTCCATCAATATATGTAAACCCATTTGAGTCACCATAATGAAATCGTTTTTTACTACCATTTATTTCTACATCTATATAAAATCTTTTATTTTTTTGTTCGCTTTTACCGTGCTCACCTAACATATTTTATGAGTATAAAATAAATATATTCATAAAACGAATTTAATCAATTAAAGATGGTAAACAAGCGTATTTTTCTGATAAAATACTCTTGGGATAAGTGCGATTAATTTGCACCCAACGACCTTCTAGATTTTTCAACTTTTTAATTTCTTTATTATCAAGGCCAAAGTAAGATTCCAAAATATATTTCAGTGATCTATTTCCCATATTCTTAGGAAAAAGCACAACGCTCTGACATTCGGCTAATATCATCTTAGTTTCTTTGCCCATTGTGGCAAGATGTGAAGTAAACAAACACGAACAGTTAAAATGCCTACCAGTTTGTAAAACTGAATTGACTAATACATCAATCTTTTTTTTAATATTTTTATCTGTAATTGCATCTGTATCATCTAGAATAAGTACACTATTTTTAAAATCTTCAACTACCCAATTATCCTCCATAAACTCTTCTAGTTTTATTCGATTCAACCCTTTTATTTTATCAATACTGCTATCTTCTGTTAAAGATGATAGCAAATAAATCTCATTACCTTTATACATTTGTTGATAGCGTTTTACCCAATCAGCTACCCAAAAACTCTTACCAGACCCACTTTGTCCCGTGATATAAATAATACTTCTTTCCTTGTCTGGATCTGGAATTGGAAGAAATTGTTCCTCTCCTTGTAACGTGTATTCTAGATAGGGGTGCTTGACATCTTTTTTATGTTCTGCTACTGATAAAAATTGCTTCAACTTTTTATGCTTTTTATCACCAATAAATGCAATTGCTGTGCCAACGCCCTCGAAATTTAATGCCATTAATATATGTGTAGAGATTTTAATTTGAAATTGTCGCTAAATATGTTTGATGCTTAAAAGTTTGTTCGTGTCTTGCTTTATGACTTTTACAAATAATCTTACCACATTCACATTCAAATTTTTGTTTTTTTTGTTCTTTTCTATCTTCAGATTGATTTCGTATTTTATCTTTTTTTGCAATTTGTTCTTTATGTGTTTTACGATATTCTCTTGCTTTTTCAAGCATTGCTTCTTTATGTTCATCGTAATGTATTTTACTTCTTTGTGCAATTTGTTCTTTATGTGTTTGTTGATATTCTTGTTTTTTTTCTTTAGTTTTTTGGTGATACTCTACTTGATATTCTTTTTGATAGTCTTTTGTTTTTGAATCTGCATAACATTTATTATTATTTAAACTTGCAAGTAATTTTATACGGTATTCTTCTTCTTTAATACACGCTTGTATATAATTTTCACAAGGATATTCACAAATAGGTAACATATTAAAATTATTCCATCCTCCGTGTTTTCTTATTATCTGGTAGAGTTTAACATTATATTGTTTCATTTTTGGAATATTACAATTTGTTTTATGACAATATTTTCGTCTGACAAAATTTGTTGTATGCCCTACATAGCATTCTGTAACAGATTCGTCATTACAAACAATTTTGTAAATCACACATTTGCTATAGTCCATTGCTTCTCTCGGCATTGTATAGGATTATATAGGATTTGTCTTTAAATAATTATTCAATTGTGTTTCTAGTATACTAATAATAGGCGTTAAAGAGTCATATATTTTTGATAATGGTTTTTTGCATATTGCATCAATTTTACTGCTAAAATTTTTATGATATATTTCATAAACACTACTTAATTTGAATTTAATAGACTGTAAATTGCCTCGAACATCATCAAGTTTTGCTTTACGAAAGGTTTGGATACATACATTTTGAATGATTTTTAACTGATTTATAAGATTATTGAGTAAACCAGCATTAGAATTAAAGAGATTAATTAATTGTATTTGTCGTTTCTTATTTTTTCCTTGATGCTTTAGCAATGAGAATTCTCTTTTTAATACTTTGTAATAATTCTTTTCTTTCTTATACTTTACAATCTCTTGTTTTAATTCTTCAACAATATTTGCATCATCATAATTCTTTTTTCCATTTATTTGCAATCGATATATTTCTGATAGTTCTACATATTCTCCATTTAATAAATAAACCATATCTAGTTTCATTCTTACCTTATCAAATAAACATTCGTAGAAAAATTTCTTTTCCCCATTTCCTAGAATCTTGAATCCTTTTTTTATATCTTTTTTGTTCCAACGCAACTTAAAGCGGTCGTCATCTTCTGGATAACTCGGATCATATCCACATTTAAAATCTGTAATAAATAGTGCTGGATTCTTGTATGCATCGCTAAAGATACGTTGAAATTTTGCTGTTAACGAATCCAATATTTTTCCCTCATTACCCCTTGTTTTAAACATTTGATCAATATCAAAGTCTTGAATAAACTCCGACGTACGAAGGTTTGCCGAACCAACAACCTTGTATTTTCTTGTGATTGACATTAAATTCATTACTTTTGTTAAAGAATTGTTATAATCTATTAGTCTACGTTCCATTACTATTACTAATTATTTCTTTTTGCTAAAGAATGCGAAAATAATGAATTGACATTATGTTGAGAGTACATAGCTGGCGAAAGCATACGATGTTTACGCCCATATCCAATTAGCTCACTTGATTCAACTGGTGCTATTTCACCTTCTGTTCTTGGTAAAAATTCGGATGTAGAACCCTCTGATCCTAAACTTGACGCAATACGACTTAATATCTTATTTAATTTGGTGTAAATAGGTTTTGCTGTTCCAACACTAATTACTCTTTTTACTTTATCGATTTTAACAATAATTACTTTTAATTTTTGTTTCTGTATTTTTGATAATTGTTCAAATGGTAATTCTTCCACAAGAAATTGACAATTTACTACTTCTCTCGTCAGAGAATTTAACACAACAGAATTTCCTCCAGCATTTGCTATATTTTCTTGTATGCGTTCTTCATCTCTTGTTGGTTCTGATAATTGACTTAATCCTTGCCATCTTGTAGACGGTCTTCCAATTGAGGAAGACCGTTGAGATTGAGGTCCTTGAGGTCCTTGAGGTTGGGAGTAGACAGAAGATTGAGGAGAACCTCTACGATAAAAAGGTTGACCGCTAGATGCTACTGACGCTTGAGATCCAAATGGGTTTGCATAAGACATTTGTGATGCTTGACTCTGTAATCCAGAAAATTGAGAACCTTCTTCTTCACCAAAACCCTCTGGTAAATCTGGCAAATCATATTCAAAATCGGCATCACCTTCTGGTATCAAACTGAATCGATATGCATACATTTCTCGTAGAGAGAGTAAAATAGTTGTTAGCGATTTCATAAGAGAAAGATAATTTTGATTTACATCTGAATCTACTGGTAGTGCTGGAACATCGGGGGTTTGCTCAGCTACTTGACGCATCATTGCCTTAACTATTCTACGATTAATAACATTTTGATCATTATTTAAATGAAGCAAGGTTGGCATTATACTATAAAGAAAGAAAAAAATTACAATACTTCTCGACAAATGGGACATTTTTTTTGTTTAAGTTTACTCCAGCAAATATAGCAAAGATGATGTGAGCAACTTGTTTTTGTCTTGGTTGGTTCTATGCATACAGAACAATTCTCAGTACTTGTAAAAGAAATATTTGGGTTTATTATAATTTCTTGAAAAAATTTTGTATCTTCTTCTTCATCGTCTATACTTCCTTTTACCTTATCAAATTTTAAATTATTTACAATTTTCTTAAAGCTATCTAGAAATTCATCAACTGCAAATACTGGATTTTCTTTTGAAATTTCGTAAAAGAATTTATCTAGTAGTTGCAATGGCTCATCGTCTGTCATTATCTCATTACATTCTACAACAATAAATAACAAGTAATTATATAAATTTGATGTAATTGAAATTTTTACTGTAACGGGAAGATCATTCAATGTTTCAATGGGCAATATAATCTCCTCTGTTTCACGAGGATTCGTATTAATTATTTGCATCACTAAACGTACTAATTCCATTACATTTAATAAAGATAATTTTAAAATTACTTAAACATATTTGCAAATATATTCTAGAATGGGAAATGATTGTTGGAATATTATACAAATGATTGGTGATGAAGAAGAGATCAAATTGTTTTCAAATGATTTACCTAGTGATATTAAATTTATTACAAAGAAAAGGACATTGTTAGCATTTAAATTATGGACAAAAAATATTCCAGACTTTGATTGGTTAGAAAATTCAATTAAAAAATATCCATCATTGTGGATTGAAAATAAATGGCACGATGAACTTGGATTACAAGGCGTATGGGTTGGATCATCTGAAGAAATTAAACGATTTGAATGGGTTATCGATGTGAGATTTCTTCAACCAACTGAAACTTGAATTTCATTTCTTTACGATGCATCAAATCATAAAAGGATGTTTCATCTTTTATAACTTCTACTTTTTCAAAATATTTTTTGTGTATACTTGAAACAACAGACCATTTTTTTGAAGTCCATTCAGTTGGATCGTGTTTTAATATAAATTTTTGTTTCTTTGCAAATTCTTCTGCTACTAACTTTAATTGTTTTGGAATATAAAATGATATATATGGCAACAAGCTTTTCCAAGCAGTAAATATTTTTTTCATAGTATTCATCTTGCACTTTTGCCTCATATTTTTAATTTTTTCTGCTATTTTTTTCTTAATATTATTTCTTGGTTTTTGAACTCTATTCATAGTTTCTTTACAAATTATTTTATTTTTTGTAATACAAGTATCTCCATTTAAAATGCTATATCCTTCCTTGTTTGGTGTATTAAATGTACCGAGATGACAAGTATTATGACCACAGCAACAATGTAATTGATTTATACCAACATCTGGCAAAATTAATTCATTCAAAGATAAAAATTTATGTTCATCACGATATGAATCAAGTACTTCTTGAAAAGAATTATAATTTAAAATATTATGTCCAATACCAAAACATAACATTAAAATAAACATATGACGGAAATCTCTATTATCTAGTGACAATTTTCTTACACAAGTTTCGTGAACGAAAAATTCTTCTGAGAATGCTTTTCTTATTTTTATATGATGATCTTCTAGATCATATAAATCTATACTTTTCAATTGTTCATTTCCGTGAATTTCTATCAACTTTACAATCGTATCTTTCAAATGTTGATTGAAAATTAGCGTGGTATTTGTTTCAACTTCCATTTTTCTATAGTATAGACGCAAGATGTTTTTAAATTAATTACGACGAAGATATTTAAATTTGGCTCTACATAAAGGGCAATCGTATTCTGTATCTTCATCATCGCTTTCATATCCATCAAGTTTTGACACACAAAGAATACAAATTGAATGTTTACACTCGGTTGTTGTATTGCATAACTCGTGACATACAGAGCAAATATCATAACAAAGTTCTGTATTTTCGAATTTGAATAATTCAAAATATGTTGTATCAATTGGATCATCTTGTGTTAGTTTTGCTTTCAACTTATCCAAACGTAATTTTGGAATTATTTCAAGCATTTGGTTGAGATAATTATTAATCTTTTCTACTGTAAATAGTGTGAAATCAACAATAGGTTGTATTAATTCCAACGTATGTGAAAACAAGATTGTTTCGGAATTTCTAGAATATTTTACATCAAATGTAATAATTTTCAATGCACATTGCATTGCATTTGCACGAAATGTCTGAAATTCTAATTCAACGTGCACATCCATACCACATATACTTCTGATCGGAAAGTCGCAAAAGGATATAGAAGGTTCTTCTCCTTGGATTTTTAAATGAATTCGTGCTGCCAATTGTTCCATCTTTCTAGAATATATACGCAAGACATCTCTAAGTCCTTTTCTATATTTTAGACCACAACTTCCCTAGCAATTTTATTTATAACTTTATTAATATTTTCACTAGAACCATCAACAATATTTAAAACAAGATTAGTATACTTATCATTATATTTTGACATACTATCATCACAATTTGGATACAAAGTTTTCCATTCTTGTAAAATAATGTAATTTTTTTTATTAACATTTATCACTAAATTAATCATTTGGTCTACATTTTTTTTCCATTTTTCTTCTTTTATGTAAAAAGTTTTCCGTTTTAAATCACTACAATAAATTGGTCGTTGGCTATTTAATTCTTTCAAACGTTTAATTATATTTAATGAAACGCCTTCTACGTAACCAAGTTCTTCGATATTTTCCAAGTCTGTTAGATTTAATTCGATTGAATCTATGAATTCTTGCATAGTTATTGCATTACATTCGTTTAAAAAAGATTTTAAATTAAATTGTTCTGTTTCTGATTTAATACTTTGTAATTCATCTTGTAAAAGTTTATTTTGCATTTCTGCTTGTAAAAGTTTGGTTTGTAGTTCGATTTGTTGTATAATTTCGTTCCCACATAACGTTAAGGATGATTCATTCTGAACTCCTTGACACTTTTTTCTATGTCTATAATAATTTGGCTTATGCTTAATCGTAACACCACATTTTTCACATACATATTTCTTTTCATTGGTATCTTTGGTATCTTTTGTAAGGGTATCTTGGGTATCTTCCATAAATTTAGTATACTTATTTCTTTAAGTCCTTTAGGTTAGTATACTTATTTTTCAAGAATATACAAAAAAAAAAAGGGGGTTTTGCTGAAAGTTTATTTTATTCATCAAAAATGGACATTTTAAAATTGTCCTTTTGAAAACGAAAAAAATACTTTTGGAAATAAATTTAGTATTTTTAATAGAAATAGGGTTTACTACATAAAGATCACAATTTCTTTTTTAATATGAAAAAGTTGTTACTGAAAAATTTTGATAGTTTTCTAGAGATATAGATAAAAAAATGTCCAAAATAGAAGGTATCCCAAGAAAGTATCCATCAAAGATACCCATATTTTGGGGTAGATATCCTTGACTTTTACCGAATATAGATCGGTCTACTTATTCATAAAAAAATTTAATCTGAGTATACTAAGATTGAAATAATATGCAAATAATTTAAAATAATATTATATTATACACTAATGTACGTGTGCAAAACGTGTAATTACAAAACAGATCTTTCATACGAATTTAAAAAACATCTTAAATCCAATAAACATTTAAAAAATATAGGAACTGAAACTAAATGGAATGAAAAAGAAAAAAAATATCATTGTATTCTTTGTTGTTTTGAAACAAATTTTGAAAAACATTATGATAAACATTTAAACTCATTATATCATAAATCAGTTCACTCATTCATAAAAAATTTAATCTGAGTATACTAATACGTTTTAACAAGCGCTTCTTGGAAATCACACTTTTCTTTCTTAAACAAAAGGAAGTAGTAACGACCGTACCACTTTTTTACGGAGCAAATAATCATCTTATGTAGGTATACTCCTTTATCGTTTAAAATCTTGATACGTCTAGGCGTTAAAGCAGAAATACACTTACTATTAACAAGAAAAGCACAGCCCTTTCTCACTTTATTTGCAAAATGATCAAGTATTATCCAGAATGAGTTTACTCGTTTGGTACCAGTTTCCAAGCGATACGGACAATTACTCACAACCCAATCAACAGTATCTTTATGACTTGTATAACATCGTCCATCTTCAATTTCCGTCCATTCTTTTATGACATTGGACGGAAATGCATTGTAAAATGCTTTTTCACCACGAAATGGTTCAAGTACAACATCACCGTCTTCAAAAGTAATAAATTTAATCAAATCTTCTGCTAGTTCTTTAGGTGTTTGATGATCAAAATACAAATCATCTTTCATAAAAAGATAAAATATTTATTTAATGATAAGTATACGCATTCAAAACGTTTATTCACACCATTCCCGTTAATGTCCGGAATGGTGTGAATAAAAGTATGACAAAGTGCGAATAAACGTATTTTTATTACCATAATTTATGGCATTTTTCAAATCGTTTTTGCTTATTCGACTTCGATGTTTTTCAACTATGACAAAGTGCGAATAAACGTATTTTTATTACCATAATTTATGGCATTTTTCAAATCGTTTTTGCTTATTCGACTTCGATGTTTTTCAACTATGACAAAGTGCGAACAAACGTTTAATTTAAAAAATAAAATTCTATAGTTAATATATGTATAAGCAGAAGAAAAATAAAGCAATAGAAGATATGCGGAAGACATTAGCATATTCTTTATCAGATGCAGACATTCGTCATATTTTAGGACAAGGAACAAAAATTATTGAATTTAAAGATATGGATAATTTTAAAACTATTTATGATCTCCTTCCAAACGAAAAAGATTATTGTGTAGTTCTTTGTGAGATGAAAGATAATAGTGGTCATTGGCAACTTTTACTTCGAGATGGAAATCGCATTGAACAGCACGACAGTTACGGTTGTACATTGGAATCTGAATTAAATTTTGTAACTGCAGCAATGAACCGAATGCTTGGACAATCGAAAAAAGAGTTTCACGATCTTATGAAAACAGTTAATGAAGAAGATGAGATAGTATACAATAAAGCGAGATTACAAGCAGAAGATCCATCGATTGCAACTTGTGGGCGCCATTGTTGTCTTCGAGCAATGATGCATAATCTAGGATATTCGCTTGAAGATTATCTACAATTTTTGGAAGATCAGCAAGAAGAAACTGGTTTGCCTATTGATGTAATAGTTAGTAAATTTGTGCCTTTGACTCGTTAAAACTACTTAAAAAGATAACTAAAGATATATTAAGATATGGAAAGATATAAGCGAGGAAAAGTTTATCGTATTGTTTGCCGAAAGACTGGTCTTCAGTATATTGGGTCAACGTGTAAAAAATTATTGAGTCAGAGGTTGGCTTGTCACGTTGGTACTTTAAATCAATGGAAAAAAGGCAATTTTAATTTTCTTAGTTCTTTTACAATCTTGGAAGAAAATGACTATTATATTGAATTGGTTGAATTAGTTCCGTGTTCGTCTAATGATGAACTAAAAGTTCGTGAAAGATTTCATATTCAAAATAATGAATGTGTAAATAAAAATATACCTTTAAGAACTAAAGAAGAATATTATGAAGATAATAAAGAAGTATATTCAGAAAAGGCAAAAATACATTATGAAGTGAATAAAGATGAAAGAAAAGAATATGCTAAAGAATATTACGAAGCAAATAAAGAAAAAATTGATGAAAAATCAAAGGAAAAATATGATTGTCCTTGTGGTTCAACTATATGCAAAGGTCATAAAGCAAGACATAAAAATTCTATTAAACATCAAAACTACTTAAAGAAACAATTAGAAAATGCGGAGAAATTATTAGAAAATAATGATACTATAGAACAAAATGGCAAAAATATACAAGTTAAGTAGTTTAGTAAATGATAAAGTATATATTGGTTCTACTTGTAATCCTTTAAATGTTAGAATGGCACAGCACATATTAAGTCATTGGGCATTTAAATCCGGAAATAATTCTACACGCGTTTCTTCCTATGACATTATAGATTTGGAAGAATACAAAATTGAATTATTGGAAGAATGTAATATAGAAGAAAGATTTAAAATAGAACAAAAATGGATTGATACTATTAAGTGTATAAATAAAAATTCTGCCTATACTGGGATAATAGGGAATCAAAAAACAAAAGAAAGTTGGAATCAATACCAAAAAAATTATTATCACATTAATTCTCTTCCTCATCGACTTCGTAAATTATCATATTATTACAGAAATAAAGACTCCATAAAAAATAAACGGCAAATAAAAAAGAGATTTGAAGAACTTCCATTTAGTTTAACTTTATAAAATATTTTATATCAACATATTATATGTCGGCTATATCACGTTATTCAAATTATAGTCAGTTCAAAAACGTTGACAGTAAAGTTAATGCAATGATTGCCTTTGATAAGTCTGGTGTTCCAGGACAAATTATTGGCTCAGATGGTACTAACGGATTGATTTGGG